CTAAACACTCACCTGTTACAGGGTCAAAAGTAATCCTCGGCACGTTGCTTAACGCTGTCTGAATAACACCGAACTGATCTGTAAATGTCGCTGTGCTTGCTCGTGCTGAAACGATACGCGGGTCTACTGTTTCGCTGTTACGAAAGTCAACTAGAAGAGTGGGGCGTACAGCAGGGAAATTGTTTTTGATGCTCATGGTTTAATCCTTATTTACCTGCGACAGTCCAATTAGTTCCATTGTCAAAAACTAGGTATGGCGTAGCACCCGGTGGAGAACCTGCGTTAACCACCGTGTCGCCCCAACCCAGACCCGAATCCCCGTCTGTGACGTGAGCGTATCTGCCAATTGTACCTGCTGCTGGCAAATCAGCCACCAAAAATCCAAGTGTTTGTGTTGAATAATCTTGATACGCCATCGTGCCCAGAAACTGGTTTAACGGGATTTCGTTAGCGTCCGTTCCAACATCATACTGATCGACCACCCGAACCAATTGAATCCAATTAACAGCATCTAAAGATGGGTCAGTCGTACCCGCACCTGCAATAATGCGCCGATAGATTCGTGCGTCCAACGGCGAGAACACCAAGGCGCCTACCGAGTAAGTCGTGCCTGACACCCAAAGCACAGCATTAGTAGCCGCCGCCGCTGCCAGTGCGCTAACCTCTGATGCGTCTGCTGCGTCCTCTGCTAAGTCGACTTGGGCTGTTGCAAGCACAACTTGCGCCGCTGCCAAGGCGACTTGATCTGCTGATTGCACGGCACTTGCCGCCGACGCTGAGGCACTAGCCGCCGCCGCTACCTGCGAAGCAGTAACCGCCGTTGCTGTGGCGTTAGTTTCATCCGTCCAATCCTCAAGTGCCGCAACCCAAGCAAATGTCTTGGTGTTAAATTGCAGAGTCGAGTCTGAAGGCAATGGTGCTGCTGGTAGTGGTGTGATAGCCATATGTTAATACCTCGTATTTCGAGTATAATAAAAGCCAAGGAGATTGCTATGTTTCAAAAAACTTATGCAAAGCAGGCTTTTCTTAATCAAGAATTGCTTAAAGAACTTGTTGATTACAACCCAGACACTGGGGTTTTTGCTTGGAAAAAAATTAGGCGCGGCGTTTCTTGTAATAAAAAAGTTGGTACAGTCAAACCTAATGGGTACATTGTAGTGCTTATCAATAGAAAATTGTACAGGCTTCATAGGCTTGCTTGGCTGTACATGACTGGCAAATGGCCTGATAACGAAATAGACCACATAAACGGCGATAGAGCAGACAACAGGTTTTGCAACATACGTCAAGCGACTAAAGCCGAAAATAATTGGAACAAAAAAGTAAGAAAAGACAGCACGACTGGTATTAAAAATGTTTTGTATTACCCAAATTACCAAACGTATTACGTCAAAATAACAGCTAACAATGTTTCCCATAGCTTTGGCCCATTCAAAACAAAAGACGAAGCTGCTTCGGTTGCAAAAGAAAAAAGAATTGAAATCCATAAAAATTTTCATTTGCCCTAATCACGTGAGACCTTCCACTTCCAAATCACAGTCTGCATGCTCTGGATAGCTGATTAGAATGTCAAAATTCTTGTAAAAACCAAATAGGGTCGTGGATTCAAATTCACCGCTGCCAACCCAAAGCACTGGTGTCGCTCGAATACTGCTTAAATAATTCTGCAAAGAGTCAACCTCTGCCTTGTTAATAAACAAATCAAAGTTTGCACGCTTGGCAAATGCACGTTGTACCAATATTGTATCGCCAAAAGTGTTTGTTTCTTTACGTGAATAATCTTGAATGCCTACCCTTGCGCCGTATTTAATGCCCAAACCGAAGTTTTGTTGCTGTCCAATTAGGATAACGCCGACTGCCAAATCGGAACCGCCGAGCAATTCAATCTCAATTTCGTTGTCGGTGTAAGAAGGCAAGTCTAGCATTATGGATAAACTAGGCGCAAAGCGTTGACCGTAAAAGAATTCCCACCAGCCGGGTGCTAGCGGCACTGAAGTTAAATCTGTTACTTTCTGGTAAATCTGCCCTGGTGAGCCTGTGCCGGGTGAGTACATCGTGACAGTCACTTGAGTTGCGCCCGTAATATTAAGCAAACCGACACAGTTAATAGCCTGACCAGGTATTAATCGGTATGTAATATTATTGGCCTGTACTGTCTGAGTTGTGCGCGAAGTGTCAAAAACTGCCCAGCGGTTTGTCGGGCCAGCATCAATCCAATAGATTGGGCTTGATGTAACCGTTGGGTCGTTGCCCGTGTTGCCGCCTAGCAAAGATTCGTACACACGATGTGTGCTTGCCAAGTAAACCCTGTCACCAGCGGCATAAGTCGTTACCACATCCCACGCTGGATTAATGTCTTCAGGCACGTTGGTGACTGGTGGCGAGCCTGAGTCATCCAGAATCGTGTCCGTCATCCGCAAAGGATTTACGATTGTTAGTGCATTAGCGTCTGTACTCATGTCGTTGCACCCTCATAACGCTCAGTTGGAAGCCCGTCGCCATCCCACTGCTCAAGAATGCGAGTCATGCGGTTTTGTAACGACACCATTGCGCGGTTCTGTAAGCGATTGTCATTGCGAAGCTGTCTGATTTCGCTACCCATATCGGCTTTCTGTGCGCCACCGTTCAGGATTTCCGCTGTCTCACCCGCTGTGTAAATCATTGATGGACGGGCAAAGTTTACTAGCTCAGGGCCTTCTTCGCCAACCAAGGAAAGTCCGCCTTGGAATCTACCGCCACGAGCGTTGCCGGGTGCGTTTAATGCTTCCTGATAAGCTATTTCATCTGCGCTTAAGCCGTCGCTTTCAAATCCTAGCATCCCACCCAAAAGACTGCCGCCAACTAAAAAGCTAAACAATTCTCTTTTGCGATCTTCTTCCACTTTTGCCAAACGCAATCTTTCTCGTTCTGCTGCGGATGCGGCATCCGCTGTCGCCTTTGCTCTGGCCAGCCTATCAACATCTGCTTGTGCCGCTTCCGCGTCTGCGCGTTCTTTTGCTCGCAATCTTGCGTCTTCTAAAGCCTTGTCTTCAGCATCGGCACGCTCAATTGCTAATTGGCGCTCACGCTCTAGCCGCTGTTCTTCAGCCACTGCTCTAGCGTTTGTGTCCTGTTGCAATGCAATCATCTGCTCTTGCAAGACATTTGTTTGCTGACGCTCTTCGTTGATGCGCTGACCAAGCAATTCAATCGCTTGCTCAACGCCAAACACAGAATCGTCAATGTTGCGCAAGACATTAATTTGATTTTGCGCTTGATTCAATTGACGCTCGAACTCGTCTTGTGCGCTTTGTTGCTCGGTAACGAACTGATCGTTTGCTTGCTCAATCTGTTGCAACAAGGCAAGCAATTGCATTTCAGCAATTTGGATTTGCTGTTCTGTCTCTGTTATCTGTCCTGCGGCAATGTCCCGCAACTCAGACAATTGGTTAGCCAAGACAAGCGTTGCCCGTTGTTGCTCAAAGGCAGAACCAAACTGATCTGCACCTAAGCCACCGCGAGCCGAGGAAATAGCCTCAGACAGTGATGCTTGCTCAGGCAGGTAGCCAGTAGCCTTAGCCGCCGCTAACGCTTGCGCAATAAAAGCAAGCCCAGCAGAAGCGGCTTGGGTTGATGAACCAACCAAGTTTTTAATCTCTCTGTCTAGCGTACTAAAAACGCTTTGCAAATCGCCCAAGTTTTCACTGGCTATCTGCGAGGCAAGGCTTGCCGCCGTGACTTGGTTATTAAGCGATTCTGTTAGCGCATCAAACTGGGTTTGTAACGCCGACAGTGTTGCAGTTAATTCGGTTTGCAAAGACCTTTCTAATTGCGCGAAGGCTTTATCTGTCTCTGATGCGGCATCCGACAAAGCCTGTTGCATATCCTCAATCGTATAAATCTGCTCTTTTAGCGCACGGTTCGAGGCATCAAGCGCATTTAGTTCGCGCTCTCTTAACTCAATCGTGTCGCCCAAAATCTTTAAAATTTGGTTTTCTAAGCCAATGCGCTCGTTGCCGATGCTTGCGGCTAAGTTGGTCTGTGCTTGCGCTAAGTCCTCGGTGTAGCCAATCACGTCATTCATAATTGGCGCAATGTTAAGCATCGCAGCCGTAAGTGACGCACTGCCCGAGCCAGCGATTACGTCAAACAATTGACGGAACCCTTCGCGGGTGCTTGGCATTGCCAGCCCAAGTGCTTCAAATACCTGTGCGGCTTGCGACGTAGCGTTGGATACTCGCTCTTGCTGGTCGTAAAAGTTCTGATAAATAAAATCAGTCTTTTGCGTGAAGGCATCAACGCCGCCTGTTAAGTCGACTAGGTTGCTTGCAGCCTGTGCGCTATTAAGCGATAAGTCATAAATCTTTATACCTAACGTGCCAAACAAAAGATTAACCGTGCTTAAGCTACTGCCAAGTCTGGACAACGCCTCGCTAGATGTCTCACCAGCCTTAGTCATAGACTGAATAGCGGGTACAAGAAAATCAACCAGCTTGTCGCTGAAGTCACCGAGTGCCTCGTTGATTTTTTCCTGCGCCTCTTCATCGCTCAAATTCAGCAAGTCGATTTTGATTTGTTGCGAAAAGTCGCCAATGCGAGCCGAGCTTTCGCCAAGTGATTCAGCCAAGACGGCAACGCCAAAACCAACTGAGCGCGTTTGTTGCGCCAAAAAGTCGCCAATGACTGGGTCAAGCACCGAGAAGTCCGTGCCGCTTGAGCCGCTACGGAACCACCCGCCCTTGCGTGACCAGTCAGTGAACGCTTGTAAGTCAGCGCCCATTGGCGTTAGCGTGCCTGTAATGCCAGCCGCTTGGCTTTCTCTAGGGCCTTGTCCAAACGCTCTGTTAACCAAACCGCCAACTGCACCGCCGATGGCCGCGCCAACTGGGCCACCAAGCGCCAAACCAATTGCCGTGCCTATGGCGGTTGCTACCATTTGATCGCCGAACAAAGAATACTCACCACTGATAAATGTACCCGCCGCCAGTCCTGCGGCAACTCCCGCTAACACATTGGCTGCAGAACCAACCGCAGTTGCCGTTTGCGACACGGATAAAGCTGAAGTTTCCATTGCTGCACCAGCCGCGCCAAGCGTACCTGACTCAATTAAGGCAGCATTTACTGCTAAATCTGCGCCCATCAAACTAGCTGTAATATTGCTAGCTGCGTTTCCTACCGACGCAAACCCACCGCTAAGAACGTCGTAGGCCGACTTGGCTGCGCCTAACAAACCAAAGGTGTCCATGCCGCCAGCTGCTGCCGTGCCACCCGGAACGCCTGCCATTGACGCACCTGATGCGCCTATTCCAAACGCCGCCAATGTGCCGCTAATAATTGGTTGCAATATAGGGCGCAGGATTAATGTCTTAAACATATTGACAATAAAGTCTTTGGCAGTAACTCCGCCATTAACCAAAGCATCAGTCAGACTCTGCCCGATCTGGTCGTTGATGCGTTGCGCCTCAGTAGCAAACTCTTCTTCTTGCCGCACGCGCTCTGCTAGTCTTTCCTCATTGGCTTTTTTCTCAAGCTCAATAGACTTAATTTGCGACTGAAGAGTGAGACGCTCAACGCGAGCAACGTCAAATAAATCCAAGTATTCTTTGTAAGCCGCCGTGCCTTTCTTAACGCCCTCGTTAAGCATTGCCTGAGTAAATGCCGCACGCTCTTTCTCGTCTGTCGACATAATCAAAGCATTAGTTTCTTGGCGGTACTTTTCAATTAACTCAGCAATTGCGTCGGCAGATTTTTTAGATGAGTCCCCAAGATTGTTTGATTTTTTAGTTGTATCAACTAGTTGATCCTTAAGCCTCTCAAGAATACTAAACAAAGCAACCGAACGCTTGTTGACGTTATTCATTTCGGTTGAAATTTTGCCGCCTTCAAAAGCATAAGCCTCTGGGTCGGACATTGCTTGGTTCAAAGCATCCTGAGCCAATGCCGCTTTTAACAACTGAACTTCTAACTGTTGCAGTTCTAGCGCAACATCAACAATCTTTTGCTCAATTTGAATCTTTGTCATGTTAATCAATTCGGCGTTTGTCACGCCTAATGATTTGGAAAGACCGTCAACTGTGGTTTCTGCTGCGGATGCCTTCTCGGTGAAATAAACCAAGGCGGTAGCTGCTGTGGCGATTAGACCAATTGGGCCACCCATCAAAGCCACAACGCCCCTCATTGTCGATAGCGCAATGGTTAGGCCACCCGTTGCCGCAGTCGCCGCAGTCATGCCAGCCGCCATCGTCACCAAGCCACTAGCCATAGCCGCAATAGACGCAATCAATTTGCCAGCAAGAACTATGCCAAGTATTTTTACAGCCTCAATCATTGTGTCAATGCCGCGCTGTACCGAGCCACTTGTAAAGGCTGACAGCAAAGCATCTGCCACGCTTTGCAAGGCAGGTATGATTGCAATGGCTGCTTGATTGGCTAGCCCACTCATTGCCGCCGACACTGTGTCTAGCGTGTCGTTGTACAGCTCAAACTTTTTACCAACGTCCGTTGTCACAACCATGCCCAGTTTCTGCGACAAATCAATATAACTTTGCAGTCCAGCCGCTCCTTGGTTAAGTACTGGGATTAACTTCATGCCAGAACGACCAAACAACTCGTAAGCCAAAGCTGACTTTTCTGCGCCGTCTGGCATCTTTTGGAATATATCGGCAACTTCAGAAAGAGCGCCAAGTGTGTCCGTGCTGGTCAAGTTTAATTTTTTGTAAGCATCGGTTTGCTTGCTCATGCCATCAACTAGGCGAGCCATCGCCATTGACATTTCGCTTGCATTCACACCGCCTTGTCGAAAAGACAACTGCAAACCAGCAATATTTTGTGTGGCTATACCCACCTGCTGTGACAGCTTAACCATCTCGTCGCCAGCATTGATCGCGCTTCGCACAAAGCCAACCAATTGAGCCGCACCAAGACCAAGACCAAGCGCACCCAAGGCACGCATAGCAACGCGCACGCTTGCCTGAATCTTACGCATAGCACCATCGACGCTATTGCGAGCGCGTGCCATGTCTTTTTCAAGTCTGGCAACGTTTGCCGTCATTTCAATAACTAGCTGTGCGACTGGTTTCATTTGCGACCCGCCATCATGAATGCTTTAAATGCGTTAGAGATTTTCTTTTGCACCACATCTCTGTCATATTCTTGCGACAATGAGCCGTAAGGTGGTGGTTCGGATTGGTTCTCGCCTGCGTGTAATAAAGAAATATAATTCTGAGACATTTTGCGAATAGCCGAAAACTCCCATGGCTCTAATTCTACCGCACTTAAGTCACACCAAGCCAGTATTTCAGACGAAGAAAGGGCGACTGCACCCATTGCGCCTGAGCCTACTAGCCCAAGCTCGTGCCAGTAGCCGACAATATAATCAGCGTCAATCGGTGGCATAAGTGGTTCGCCCCCGTTTGCTGTTATTTTGTCAGCTCGGCACACTGCTTTTTCTTTGCTTGGTGGGTCAGATTTTGGGACGGAATGAAACCATCCCAATTGTCTAGCATATAACGCTAGGTCTTCGACGACCCCTGCGTAAAATTTGACCAGTCACCAATGGCTTTATTAACTTGCTCGGCAATAAACCCAATCGACGGGTCAAGATAAGCTTGCTTAAACATCTCGTAGCCCGTAAATTCTTTGTAAGTAAAGCCGTTAAAGCTAACGGTGCAAGCGGATAAAAAGTCAGCGTCAAGTTCTCGCTGCTCATCGTCCTTCATTTTCTTGCCGCCCTTGCGAACGTAATCCAAAATGGCACGATTGCGAACGCCTGACGCTTTTTGGAATTGCTTGGAGCCAGGGCCATAGACAGTCACGCTGATTGCGTTGCCGCTATCGTCAACCAAAGCCTCTCCGCTTGGGTCTTCAAGGTCAATGACGGACGTGGCTGATACTGCCAATTTTGAAATATCAAATGACATTTTAACTTCCTTGGGTTTTTCGCTGGATGGAATATCCGAACTAACAGCAGCATCCTCCAGCGATGGAAGATGACTACTGTTAGTCGGAACTTTACTGCGCCGCATTACGCGGCTAAGGCTTCAACAATACCAACACCAGCGGCAGTCGTTGTCAACTCAAGCGATGCCGTTGCAGTCGTGATTGAATCCACGCTTGCGACGTTAACTTTGAATGACATGACTTTGGCTTGGAAATAGTACTTGTCGCCGTTCTGAGTCGTAACCAAAAACGAATAGTTACTATCAGAAAGTGAAGCTGCCTTCATCGAAATCTGGCCAGCATCGTCGGTGTCCAAGCCCATTGACAAGGCGATTGTGCCTTCGTTGAACGAACCCTTAAACTTCTGCGTGCCACGCGAGCCGACAGGCATGTGAGTTACAAGCGCAAACTCACGCCCAAACTCGCCCAAGTCCGTGATCTCGCCAACAGTGGCAGGGCCGGGCGATTCTGCGAAAACAGTAGCGTAACCAGAGTCGTCAAACGTGGCAGGAATACTTGCCGAAATAGTTAGCGTAGTACCTGCGGATGTAAATACAGTCATAGTAATCCCCTAAAAAATAATAGATGCTTCACTCATAATAACGCAGAATGTAATCAACTGGCTGAGTATAGATGCCGCTGTCGATTTCTTTAGTCATCTCGCTCATGTTATCAAAGCGACAACTAATTACCAATTTACCTGCGACCATTGTTTGGTGAGTGAAGTCAATTGCACCTCGAACTGCCGCATGGATAGATTTTACATCAGGAATTGTTAAGCCCAACGGATTTATTTGTATTCGAGCAAATGCCCTTTGTGCGCCCTGTTGGTAAGCAATATTAGGTTCAGGCACGCCGTCAATGATATTGTAGACCAACGCTGGCATAGCGCTGTTTTGGGGCAACTGTGTAAGCGCCCTGCGGTTTCCCACCAAGGCGGTGATGGCTGGCTTGTTTAGTAGGCTTGCAATAATGATTTCAGCGTTCATAGTTTCAATACCTCTTTAGGTATTCTTTTTTGCAAGTAATTAAAAACAGCAGTAATGGCATCATCAGCATAGTTGTCAACTGCTGGACGCATAAATGGCTTTGGTTTAATGCCTGGGTGCGTCACAAGGTTTCTATTAATACCAGCCACAAGCAAACTGCCTTCGCCTTTGGGCCGTATTTCGTAAGGCCCTTTGACAGACTTTGTGCCGTTACCTGCGTAGTATGAACCCGTACCATATTCAATCATGTGGGCGTAGTAGGCTTCTTTATTACCAGCCATTACATAAGCGCGAGCATAGCCAAAGCGTTCGCTTTTGCGATTAAATCTAATTCTAATGCTTTTCAATAACTCGCCAGAATCAACCGAGCCGTTAGCTTGCAAGTAACCCTTAGCCGCATCAGCCAAAACCTTTTGACCCGCACGCATCCCACCCTTTAGCACGCGATTGTAAATCTTAGCTGGCAACTGTTTCATCAAATCGTCTAGCTCTTTGAGTCCTTTGATTTGTATCTCTTGGCTCATTGTCCAGTCTCCGAGTCCTCGGTGCAGTCAAAGACGATGTGCTTCCGCGCTTCATCCAAGTCCTGCGCCGCATTGATATTAAATATCCGAACTCCCGCTGGTGTAACGTAGCGAATGCGCCGAGCGTCTACTATGGTTGGCGGTAAAAAGAGTACGTTATAACGTACTGTTACAGTATGCGTTAGCAATGACTCAACAGCCATTGCACGCAATTTCTCACGCCCACCAAGAGGCTTTACATTTGCCCATACGGTGGCTGTGTCAGACCAACTGTTTAACTCTTGACCGTAATCGTCAAGCGTAGCCGACCTGCTTTGTAACGTAATGCGCTTGTCGAGTTTGCCAATGTTCATTACAGCCCTAGGTTAATGCGGTGGGGCGTTAATAAATAAGTAGCAGACTGCGAACGCTCGTAAGACTGAACCGAGGACACTGATTCGCGGTTTTCGTATAAATTGCCAATCATTAACAGAATGGACGCTTTAACACCCTCAGGGCAAGGGTATGGGTTTGGGCTTTCGCCGTCGGTGTAACCTGCCGTAAAGCTGACGGTCAAATCGTAGCCTGGCGAACCAGACTTGAACACAAGCCGCGCAGGGCGTTGGAAGTTGTCTAACGTATAAAGTAATGGGCTTACGGTTTGCACCGCGCCATCGCTGTCCTCGTAGGTTACAGAGGCAATGCTGTTGACTGGGTGCGTTTGCAGGCTGACCTGCTCACTAACAACAGGGCTTTTGACTTTGTAGCTAGCCTGAGCAATTGTCACGCCCGTGTACTGCTCGGCGTTTTCTCTTGATGCACTAATTAGGGTTTGCACTAATGTATCATCGGGGTGTGAAGGAGGCGAGCCAACCGTGTCTAGTCTGAGGTGCAATTGCGCCTCTGCTAGACTGACCGGTTCGCTTGTTGGTTGTACTGTCTTTATTAAATAGTTCATGGACTATATTCCTTTATTATCCTATCCACCATTTAAACCCCGCATGATCTTAATAATACGCTCAGGGTCTATTTTATCCCAAGCGTCAACGCAGTGCTGACATTTTAGCCGTTTACCGCATCCCAGACCACCGCCCGTAAATATATTCTTGTGTAGCTGGTAGCCCGTTACCTGCGGGGCAATAAACCCACCAAACAAAACCACGCCTTTAATGCCAAGCGCCGCCGCTGTGTGGTGCATCCCGCCCTCTGGCACTAGCACCGCCCTCGCTTTAGACATAACCGCCGCCATCAGTCTAGGCGTAGGCGTTTGTATCCATCGAGTATTAGGTAGCATCTTGGGCTTTTTTGCGCCCAGTTGCACCCAGTCAGCTTCTACAGAACTCGTGACCTTGGCAAAGTTATCCCAACCCCAGTCGCGGTTTACGCTTTCCTGCTTGTCTTTAAGGTGCGGCTCAACCACAATAAAGTTGTTTTCTATATACGCAATCTCGTCTAACTCGTCTTGGCTAAAGAAAAACTTGGCTGGCTTTGGGCGGTATGCTTGCCAGCCCCATGCCTGCGCGTTAACCGATTTAGTGTAGGGCCTAGCACTCGGCGCATTAACTATAAACTTTTGGTATTTATCTGTAGGCTTAGCAATGCTTGGATTGTTTTCCCAAGCATCGTGCCACCGGATATTCCCGTTCTTATCTTTGATAGCGACTACCCCGCCAAGACTCATTGCCTCGCCAGCCGCCATTAGTTCGTCGCCCCAACCCATACTCACCACCTCATTATGTAATCGCCAGAAATTACTATGTGTATTTTCATGCCCAGATACTTTAGATACTTTACTGCTTCGTCATCAGCATAGCCATACTTTTTGCCCTTGCCGGGTTTCTGTTCAACGATAATAACGGGCTTGTTGCTTATGATGGTTTGCTCTGCGCCTTGCAAAACGTGGTACTCGTAGCCCTCGCAATCCACTTTTATAAAGTCAACGTCCACAAAACAATATGAATCTAGTAGCATTGTGCTGACTTCTTGTAAGGCTTTTTCCTTGCGTTTGTTAACTTGAGGTGCGGTGTCGCCGCATGACCCGTTAGTAGCGCAAGCCATTGTTATAATCATTTCTTCATCACTAAGCGCTACGTTGTGCAAGGTTGCCATTGGTGCGTTCTTAACAAAGTATTCGCAGTACTCAGAGACTGGTTCGAACGCTTGCACGCTGTCAAAGTCCAAACACATAACCCGCGACCAAAGTCCAAGGTTGCCACCCACGTCAATTGCTGTACGCTTTTTGTCCAGTATCCGTAAACATTCTGCATACTTGTTGTACTGATATGTAGGCTTGCCATTAACATAACGCTTAACGGCTTTCATCCAATCAACTAAGTGTGTTTCGCCTTCGGGCAAATAAAGCCCTTCCCATACTTTCATTTGACTTGCTCCCATGCGTAACCAGAGTTTATTTCCGAAATTGTAAATTGATTATTAGCCAACACCATCGCCATGTGTTCGCGGTTGTCGGGTTTAACTGGCGATTCAATCAAAGATAAATCTGTCGAGCCAAAACGTGCCGCTGTTGATTCGGGGTCGGTCGCAAAGCAAGGCACGCCGTGAATGACTGCTTGAACCCCTGCCATCGACGAATGCACGACAACCGCCCATACGTTTCTTAATTGCTGTTTAAACATAATTTCCGCCCTGTTGCCGCCGTTCTTGTAATGAATACGTATCTTTCTGTCGGTATGCTCGGAAATTAACTCAGATGTCTGTCTAATCCATTCGTAAGCGCTTTTGCCTTGCGAAGTAAAAAAACTTTCACTTTGAGGACATAACAAAATATCCGCCCCCTCGTGCCAACTTTGTACCGAGAGTCCTAATCGTCGCCACCTGTATTCGCTAGGCTCACCGTTGCCGTCGTGCATAAAAGCATTCTTAGTTATTCGGTAATGTGTTGTCCTACCAAAGTATGCCTTGTCCCCATAGTACCAATCCCTTCTTTCAGAACGCGCTTGGCTTAATAACGGCATTAAGTTGGGATGGCCAAACATCGAAACCGAGCCATCAAGCAATTCAGTATTTGTAGCCACAATGCCGCCACAACCCTCAGCAAATGCCTTGCCAAAAATGGGTGACGTTTGAGCGCCGCTTACAATGTAAGTAGTGGGTGAGTTGTGCGTTTGCATTCTTGCCGCCAAAGGTCAGCCCCTCTTGCGTTTTTGTAATGTTCAAAGACAGGTACCCCCGCCGTCCAGTGCAAAATCTTTGCACCCTCAATCGCTTGCTCTTCGTCTACCAAGCGATTCCATTCTTGTGGCAACTCGCCAATTTCTGAGTCATCAAGAAACCTAAGCTGTAAAAGCTCTAGGGTTTTAAATGTGTTGACAGCCTTTGGTGTCATCGTTCGCCACGCTGGATGCTCGCAGTCGATTAGCATCAGGCTTGCCCAGTTCTTTCTTTCATAGTCTTGATTGGCACTTTGCATTGGTGTGCCAATGTACTTTACCGCATTGCGTGTGCTGTATTTATGCTTTACAACTTTTACTGCGTGTTGCTGTTCTTTAAGTGTTTCTGCTAACTCTGCAATGTCGCCTAAACAAATCATATCCGCAGCGTCTGCAAAAATCGCCTCGCCCCTGTAGTCCATTAGATACGGCACTAGGAAGCGGGAAAGCGTAAATTGGTTAGTGCCTCCATCCTTAACGCCTTGCATTTTTATTGGCACAAAGGCAACGGGAACGGAACTTCTTTCTAGCACTGAAGACATAAAGACGTGTGTTCCAACCGCCTCTCTATCATCGTAGCCACAAAAGATGGTTAACATTTCTCTAAGTCCTTTTGTTCAAATGCTGTCAATGCTGTCATTCGAGTGGCGTTGTAGACCGTCACGCCCTCAGACTTTAAGTCAGCCGCCAATTGCACAAAGTTTCTACACCAGCGCTGCATAACCTGATCGTCTGGGCCTTGCGTGTTCCTGTGGTACGGATGATCGCCAAAAAAATGTGTCTTACCTGCTTGGCGTTTCATGTCAAACCCAAGCAAGATAATCGACTTTGCACCGAGTAAGTATGCAAGATTGATTGCTTGGTAGCCTGAGTTGTTTCCAAAGTGTATTTTTTCACGCCCAAGTCCTGCAACTGATTGCCCTTGCC